CCCCGCCCACCGGACTAGAACGGAACGTCGTCGGACTGCGAGGAGACGCTACTTTCGTTCTCGTGCTTCACGACGACATCGCCGGAAAGCACGCTCTCAGAGAAGGTTTTTGCGCGGGCATAGACCGACGCCTCTTCAACCGGTCCAACCCGGCTGATGTCCCAGCCGTGCCAAGATCCCTTGCTGTTCTCTTCAGACACGCTTTTCAAGTGATACACGTGACTGAAACGAGGCGGAGTAAAAGGACCGTTCTTTCCCTGCATGGTCAGCGAAGAAATCATCGAGTTCCACTTGCGGCTTTTCTTTAGCTGCGTGGACTTCATCGCAATGAGCGCGGTTTCAACAGAGCCGTCTTCACCGACGATCATAACGAAATGCTGATGCGTCTCCTCAATGTACTCACCATTACCGCCGACAACGTATTCCTTGTTGTCTTCCGACGAACGCTCGGTCTTGGGGAGGTCCGGAGCTCCCGGTGCGTAGATCGCCTGCGGCGCTCCGCTACCAGAACCCCGCGGTGCCCACTGAATAAACCGACGCATGTAGGCGCAAGGGATGACGTTCAGGCCCCCTTTGCCCTTGTACACTGTGTTGTTGACGGTGTTGAAGATGTCACCCTTCCGGGCCTCTTCCATCTCATCGAGAATGGGATCAAGACCGGACAGGATCTTAAGAAACGGAAGCGCGAGATCTTCAACGCCCATGTTCTCCATACCTGCGCCAGCGTCGGCCTCGAACATGCCGGG